GGACTTGTGATGTAAAGGGGATGCTGCCGACTTGCCAGCGGTGCAATCGACGGCCTGGAACGTTGCTTTGGATCGCGTCTAGCACTGAGTTCAGGTTAACTTGAATTGTGGTTTCGTTCCAGCCGCCATTGGAACAGCTGCCGTAATAGGTGTACAAGGTTCGCTGAATGGCGCCAGTGGATGGCGTCCACAAAACCGTAGTCACCTTGGCAACCCATATTTCGTCCAGCGCCTGTTTGATCCAGTTGCGGGTCATGTCGGTATGGGCAAACTGCAGGTTCGCGTCGAGATTGTCCCCCTGCAAAGTGGCAACCGCACCACCGAAGCCGAAAGGCAGGAAAGTGTAGCCATTGACAGATTGGTTTAGCGCGTAGTTCTGGAAGCGAAACCGGATGCTGCCGCTAGGCCCAATGTCTAATAGGTGTCCGTAAGCAAATTCCATCAGAATCCAACACTCCTGCGGGTACTAGCGCTGTTCTTTAACGTGCGCATGGCGCGTTGCTCGCCTTGGATTGCACCTTGTTTTGCTGCTTGTGCCATTCCTTGTTGAAATTCGCCAGCGGTAACGTAATCGACATTGTTGATGCGCTCCACGGAATAGCGTACGTCAATTGTTGCAGCTGGTGAGTTGCGTGACATTGCGCTCTGCGTTGCGGTGGAGCGGTCCATCTCTGAGCGCAGGTTTTCGTTCGAAACGATGCGGCCTTGGCTGGATGGAATCATCAACTCTGGGCCGCGCTCTCCCACGATGTAAGGCGTGTTTGCGTTCACTGGGCCGCCGTTTGCCATGAAACCACCGAAACTTCCGCCGCCAAAGTTGCCGATTGAGTTACCTGTAATGCTGGGTGCGTTGGGATTAAACCCACCGCCACCACCACCGCCACCACCAAGGGCGCTGGTAAGTATTCCTAGCGCCTTCATGACTAACGCCTTGGCAATCATCTGAGTCGCCATATCAATAAAGGCTTTACCGATGTTGGCAAACATGTCGCTAAAGGCTTCTTTGACCGAACCAGTGCCCGTGATAATTGACTGCACCGCAGATGACATTGCAGTAGCGGCTTCGTCTGCGATAAAACCAAACTTTTCTAATGCTTGGTTCTGACGCAACTCTGCCTGCTCTACTTGGTCTAAAACCGGCAAAAGCTCTTCAAGTTTTTGTTTGCGCTCTTCTAAACCTTTTATGTTGTCCGCAATAATTTCATTACTGGGGTCTGCTTCTAGTTTTTTATTCAAAATACTTACTTGAGTATCTATGTCTCTGTATACGTCTTCTGTTCGACGAAGTTGTTCGATTCTAAGATTTAACATATCTGAATCGTCGCCCCCAAATGGCGAAGCAATCCTGCGTTCCACGTCCGCAATATTGCGTGTAAACCCCCGCTCGATACCGGCAGTTTCTTCTGCTTGCTGTAAGGCGTTAATTTCTTTTTGTACTCTAAGTTGCTCTTTTTGCTGTCGTACTTGTTGTAATTGAGTAAAGTATATGCGTTCAATAGTGTCGTATTGCGTGTTATACGTGTTAAACAAATGTTCTGCTTCTTTTTGAGATTTTGCTTGTGAAGCTCGCTGTTTATACTGAATATCTAATATCCGTGTTTTGAGTCTAACTTCGTATTCAAGAGCCTTTTCGCTTTCTTCCAGAAAAGCCTTTTCTCCTTCAAACACACGGGTGCTTTGCAATCCAGCCCTACTGCCTGCAATCAAGGATTGCATACTTCCTACTTGAGCTGAACTAAGGCCCCTGTTTCGTGCTTCTAATTCGCGCTGGACTCTTTTTGCTTCTGCCGCTGCCCTACGTGCTGCGGCCTGATTTTCACGCTCTAGCTGCTTAAGTTGGTCCTCTTTAGCTTTAGTTATAGCGTTTTGTAACTGTAATTTTAGACGATCGTTTTTTAAATTTAACTCTTGGAATTTAAGTTGTGCTTGGGCGGAAGTTAGTTGTTTTTTATCTTCCTGACTGATAATAGCCTGTGCTTCTTGCGAGGCTTTTAAAAGTATCAGGTCTTTTTTAGACTTTTGTACCCTTGCATCTAAAAGATTGTCCCTTCCTTGTTCAATAACAAGTTCTTGTTCAGCAATTTGAAGGTTAATACGGCTACCCGTTGCAGACTGTAGCTGAGAATCTGCAGCTCTTTGCAGAGCTGCTTCTTTTTGTCGCACAACATCGGCTATTTTTTGCTCAAGCTCAAACTCGCGAATTTTACCTTGTAGAAATTCGTTTTGAGCTTTTTTTATGGCTGGATCACTACTAAACTCATTAACTCCACGTTTTACAAGGCGTGTAGTTTCAACTCTGCCTGCAATTGCCCCTGTAACTTGGCTCAAAAATGGTGCAATAGATGCAGATAAATCTGTGAAAGCTTTACTAAGCTGGTTCGACAAGTCAGTGTTTGCGTCTCCATAATCCTTTAAAGCCTGCACACCGTCTTGACCCACAATTACAGCCAGCTGTTGAGACGCCAGCTGTAAAGCTTTTTCAGACCCAATAAAGGATTCCAGCGATTTAATTAGCTTTCCATTCTCTGTACCAGCGAGTCCGGCAGCATCTGCTAAAGCACCAATGTCTGCGGTTAGCGGGTTTAAAGCTTTGCCAAGGTCTCCGGCTTTAGCAATTAAAGTATCAACTGCCGTTCCAATTGCTGTGCCAACAAGTGACAAGCCGAAGCCAAATTGACCTCCTGCAAGTCCACCTAACCCGCCGCCAGCAGCACCACCTACTGAAGCGCCAATTCCTTGGCCGAAGAGTAATGGGAACGCTCCACCGATGATTGCGTTGCTTGCAGCGCCCTGCAATCTTGTATTTCGGGCTGTGCGCCGTCTAGCTGCAGGACTGCCGGGTATGTTTGTCGCACCACCAATCGGGCTGGTCTGGCCTGTTAGCGTTAAATCTTGGCCTCTTGCTTTGCGTTTATCAACTGAAACCTTTAAACGCCTGTCGAAGTCATCTAAACCTTCTTTGTTGTTTCTCTTAATGCGTTCAAGCAACTCATCTTGTTTTTTGCCTTCTATTTCTGCCGCTTCTAAAACAGCGTCTATTTTTTCATTGCGTAAATTTCTAATAAAACTTCTTTCAATGTTAAACAGTTCGTCTTGGTATTTTTTTAGTGCTGCAAATTCTTCTTGGTTGGCTTTGCTTTTTAGTGCAGCTTCCTTTGCAATGTTTTCTGCGCGTCTGGTACGGTCTTCTTTTTGGCGGCGGGCGGGGCTTCTGTTGTCAATACTGGAGCTAATCGTCTCTCCGCGTGCCTCTGCGACTAAAGCTTTGACTTCGTTAGCGCCACGAACCAGGGCTTCCTGAGCGTCTACCTGCTTGTTTTTTTCTTCTGCGGTTTTTTTATTTAAAGCAAACAGCGCCTGTTGAAGTTTTAATTCGTCGTCCTGTACGGCCTTAAGCCTTGCAACACGGCCTCCTACTGCGGAGCTTTGGCCTACTAAGGATTGGTCGGTCCCAAACGCTGATCTAGCCGGTAAAGGAGAAAATAAAGCTGTCGGAGAGGATAAAGCTGTGCTAGAAGCCGCACCTGGCCCTATACCACCTGTGTACTGTGTTTCACCTCTATAGGCACCGCGCAGATAGGCGCCTGACATTGTGGTGGCGCGGCCCCGTTGCGTGGGGGCAGCCGCTGCGGCGTTATAAGCTTTAAGGGCTGCTGTGGCTTGAGTGCGAGCACTTATTTCCTGGTCAATAAGGTTATTGGTTATTTTTTGTGCTTCATTAGACGCACCAAGGGCTGTTACAAACTCTCTGATACTTTTTGCATAATTACCTGTCGCTTTTCCAGCACCATCAAGTTCAATTCGTACTTGATCTAAATTTCTTTTGGCTGTAGATAAGGCGGCAGCGTATTCGTTTACGCTTTGTACGGCAATTCTGTCAAATAAAGGTTTTTTATTATTTTTGTCTATTAACGTTGCTAGGTTTTGTAACCTGTTCTGTAGATCTTTTAGACGCGCTGCGCCCTTTATACCGATTTCAATTTCAGCTCTGTATGCCACGATCCACAGCTGGTACGTCGCTTTCTATTCTAGGCGCAGAATAGGCTACCTTCGGCGGCGGGCTTTTTCCATTTGTTTTTCCTGCTCTTCGTTGATGACTTGGAAGTAAGCGCTCCAGCCAATCAATTCTTCGGGCGTCATTGTAGTGCGGACTTCGGTCAAGCTCATGCCAAGCTCTTTAGCAACGCCAAATTGCAGCATGAGCCAATTGTCTTTGCGAAGTTCCGCAACTAGGATTTTGGGTCCATTGGCTCTTCGTCTTCGTCAGCAAGAATGGCCAGCATCAAAGACTGCAGATCGCTGTCCTTAACTTCGTTTTTCAAAATATCAACTTCACCGGCAGAGAAAAGCTTGGCGCCATTTTCGTCCTGTGCTTTGCCGATCAGCAGCTGCAATGCAAACGCTCCAGCGTCGTCAGACTTGGCTTGCTTCTGGGCGCGTTCACGTTCAGCCATGGTTAAAGGGCTGATCCACATTTCAAATGTGGTGCCGTCAGACAATTTAACCTTGCGCTTGCTTGGCTGGAGATTTGCTGCTTTACGCAACCGATCAATGGCGCGATTGGATCCAGCGGGCATGATTTGTACTTGACTATAAAGTAACTATAGCGTAGCGCAATAAAAAACCCCGGTAATACCGGGGCTATGTGTTTACTTAAGTAGCACTTTATCAAGTCTGGCTGAAGTCGAAGCTTGGGGTGCCGGATGGACGGAAGCTTACGCTTACGGATTGTGCGTCGTCGGGAGTAACGTTCATGCTGGCAGAAGTCAGCACTGCTTCAAACTCGATGGAACGGCTTT